GTCTCCCGCCTGAGCAGTTCAAGCGCGAGCAGCGTCCTGGGGTTCGCCACGATCGCGTACGGCCCGGCGACGTTCGCGGCGCGCAACGCGCCGACCGCCGCGAGAAACGGGTCGTAGTCCGTGAGTGGCGCGCCGTTGGTGCCCATCGAGATCGCCTGGGTGCCGCTCGTGTACTTCAAGCCGCGCACGGACTCCGGGTCGGCGGCCGGGTTGCCCTCGAACGCGGAGCGATCGAACTTCAGGGCGAGCATCGTGGCGAGGTGCCCGTTTAGCACGTCCACGATCGACGGCTCCGAGTCGTCGATGACCTCGTTGGATAGCTCGATGCGGTGCGCCAACTTCTTTGGCTTCGCCTCAAGCTGCCCGAACGTCGGATCGCCCTCCGGGATCACGATGGTCTCCGCGACCCACGTCGGATCCACGTCGGTCAGCAGGCGCGGCCAGACGACGCTCTGGCGGTCCGTGGTGATCACGGTCGCCCCGGCGGCAAGCAGGACGCTCGCGGGCCGCAGACGGTCCCACAAGTACGTCGAGACTTCCGGCTGGGAGATCGGCTCGGCGGTCGCGTTGGTGAGGTCGCGGACCTCGCCGCGACGCACGGCGCGCAGCGCCTCCACCACGCGCGCCTCGACGGTGCGCGCCTCGGGTTCGGTGGCGGTGCGCTCCTCGACACGGAGGCCGCCCGCCGGGTTCGTCACTTCGGGCACGGGTGGTGCCTCCTCGGGTTCGGGTACTTCGGGTTCGGGTGCTGAGCGCAGTTCGGCGTGCGTCGGGTACGCGGCGTTCACGACAACCGCCACGTCATGCAAGGCCCGGATCTCGTGGACGGTCCGGCGCGAGCCCTCCCAGGATTCGCGGCCAACGACCATTCTCCAACTCGTCGCGTCGAGATCTCCGCGCTCGATGGCCTCGCGCACGTCGGCGCGCGACTGCGGAAGCTCGACGCTCCAGTGAAGGCCGTCGTCGCGGTCCTCCAGCGTCAGCGTGGAGGGAAACCGCCCGAGCGGCAGGCCGCCGTGATCGACGTTGACCACGAGCCGCGAGCGGTCGGCGTTGGCAAGACAACCGGGCGCGAGGACTTCGGTCCATCCCCCGAGATCGCGACTCTCGACACCGAAGGGCACGAGGCCGTGAAGGCGGTTGCCCTCCACGGTGGGGGCGGTGCCCTCCACGGGCGCGCTGCGCTGCTCCAGCGCACCAGGCGACGGACGGGAACTAGGCATCGGGGACCTCCTCAAGGGCGGGAGTCGATTCGGCGGGGAGGTCTTCGAGCGCGCGGACCTCGGCACGCGTAAGCCAACCGCGCTCAGGGTCAAGCGCCTTCGCGTACCACTCCGCGCGGGCCTGGTGATCGGGGCGCATGACGCCCTCCACCTCGACGTGGCAGTACAAGTCGCCGGGGCACAACTCCGCGTTGGCGCTAAAGGCATCCTCAGCGGCGACGAACCACGCGGCCAACGAGTGCGTGACAAGGGCCTTGAGCTGGCCCTCCGTCGTGGAGTACTGGAGGCTCGAATCGCTGGTGGCGGTGAAGATCGCCCACGGCGGCAAGCCGAACGCGCGCGCGACGGCCTGCGAGGACCACGCCGCCGACGCGATGAACTCCGAGTCGCTGTTGTTGACGCCCACCGCCTCGAACGCGATGTCACCTTGCAACACGGCGACGCGGCCCCGGCCGCGCTGGTGCCACGCCCGATCAAGGTTCGCCATGAGGTCGTCGGCGGTCGGGCCCGCCGGGACCTTCAACACGCCGGGGGGCATCGCGCCGGACTGCCACGTCTGCCCGGCATGCTCGCCGATCGACTTCGCGGTGGAGAAGACCTCCCGGCAGTAGCGGATCGGGCTACAGCCGCGCAGCCCGTCGAGCGACAACGGTCCGCGGACGTGGATCACGTCGCGGCCCGCGAGGTACTGGCGGGTGCCGTCCTCGCCGGTGTACGTGTAGAGCGGCGCGCCGTCGATCAGCGCGACTTCCATGCGGTCGGGGTGAAGCAGCCCGAGCGCCACGATCCGCGCGTCCGCGTCCCTGTAGAGACCGACGAAAGCTTCCCCGGCGACTGCGAGCGTCGTCCCGAGGTGCCCCCGCCACGCGGCAGGCGACACGCCCGGGGCAGGCTTGCGAAGCAGCCGCCCGAGCAAAGAGTCATCCAGCCGGACGCGGCCCTCGCCGGTCTTGCGGTAAGCGTGCCACGGCAAGAGGGTGAACATGCGGGCGTAGACGCTCACCGACGCGAACACGTCCACGAGGCCAAGCGCCGAGCGGACGGACACGGCGTCGCCTGCGCCCGTCTGCGGGAAGAACACGCCGGGCAGGGTCGAACGGGTCAACGCGCGATCCTCGACCGGCGGACGCCCGCGCTGGGCCTCCAGACGAGCGATCCGTTGCGCGCGCTCCTCGACGTTCTCCATACCCGCAATGGTGAAGCCATTTCCGCGTGTGACCACAAACGGATGTCGCCCACCCAGAACGTCCGACCACAAGTGGGATGTGAGCCGCTCCCCGGGCTGGCCGAAGATGACTGGGTGCCCGCCGCGCTCACCGAACGTCGCCCCGTCGAACTTCCCGCCCCTCCTCCCCGGCGGCTGAGCTTCGGGCAGTTCTGCCGCGCCGTCGGCTTCCCAATCAAACCGTTCCAGCGCCGGATCGTGAAGGCGATCAGCGGCCCCGAACGCGAAGCCCTGATCCTGATCGCGAGAGGTCAGGGAAAGACAACGCTACTGGGCACCTACGCCGTCTTTCACCTCCTCACGCACCCCCGGCCCGCCGTGTACTGCGGCGCGGCGTCAGTCGCGCAGGCCCGGATCTTGTTCGAGGCCGCGAGCGCCGTCGCCACGCACCCCGCCTACGCCGACTTCTTCGAGATCCGCCACCTAGAGATCAGGCGGCGCGACGGGGCCGGGCATCTGCGCGTCCTCCCGAGCAACGGGCCGCGAGTACATGGGCTCACCGGGTCGCTGTACCTCTGCGACGAACTGCACGCCCACCGCGACGACGGCCTCTACATCGCCATGCGCTCCGCGATGGCGAAACGCCCCGACGCCCGCCTCGTGACGATCACGACCGCCGCGCCGACCGGAGACACCCCACTCCGGCGCATCCGCGAACGCGCCCTCGCCTCCCCGCACGTCACGCGCACCGGGCCGCTGCTTGAAGCCAGCGGACGCGGCCTACGGCTCCTCGAATGGAGTTGCCCCGAAGACCACGACCCCGACGACCTCGCGATGGCCAAGAAGGTCAACCCCGCCCCGTGGATCACACCCAAGCTGCTGGCCGAGCAGCGCGACGCCCTCCCCCCAAACGCCTGGAGCCAGTTCCACTTGAACATCTTCGTGCACCCCGAAGGCCACTGGCTGCCCGCCGGTGCGTGGCAAGCGTGCATCGGCGTCCCCACCTTCACGCCCCGCGAAAGGATCTGGTGCGGCGTTGACATCGGTGGCACCGAAGCCTCCTCCGTGGTGGCGTGGATCAACGCCGCCGGGCACGTCGGCGTCTCGATCTACCACGGCGAGGGCGGCGTCCTTGAGGTCATGGAGCGCATCCGCGAACTCGCCGTCGAGTACACCATCAGCGAGTGCGCCTATGACGCCTGGCATTTCGGCGGTGCGCCCGCGCTCGAACTCGAACGAGCCGGGCTGACGATGGTCCAGTACCCACAGACCGATGCACGGCTGAACCCCGCATCACAGGCGCTCCGCGACGCGATCATCCAAGGCAAACTCACCCTCCCCGACGACCCCGAACTCGCCGATCAGGCCGCCCACACCATCGCCCTGCAACGGCGACGCGGGTGGCGGATCGACAAGGCCAACCGGGGCGACAACATCGACGCGATCGTGGCCCTCTGCATGGCCTGGGACCGCGCGCAGCACAAGCCCGAGCCTGTCCGGCTGCTCGGGTTCGTCTGACCCGCCGAAGTCGCGTCTGAAAATCGCGCTACGGGGCGGTACCCGCTACGCGTTGGCAAAGAACCGCGCCCCCTTTCAGGCGAAAGCGGGAGTCGCAGGCCGACGTGGCGGACGGGCCCGGTCAGCGACGACGCGGCTCCCGGTGGTAGTAGACCGTGATCGTCAGGTCGTCCTCGCCGACCGTGACTTTTGACGAGAAGGTGATGTCTTTCACGTCCACGTCCCCTTCTGTCTCGATGCTGTCGGCCACGCGACGGAGCAGCGAGGGAACATCCCCCTGACCCGCCCCTTCGGGATTCGACTGACTGAAGTGGAAGGCCGTCCAGTTGCCCCGGGCGTCATCGTCGCTCATTCCCGCAGCATCGCACACCGCCGTAGTCCCTGCCGCTTTGAGGCGAGGCTGTCGCACAAACCTCTGGCGAGGTCGCTGAGCGCGTTCTAAGCCTCGCTCGGGACGAGGTCCAAGTCGTCCGTCCAGCATCACCGGCCGAGGGCGACGTGCACTTCGGCAGGGTCCTCAGCGCGGAGATCCGGCGGCGTCGGTCCACGTTCTCCGGATCCGGTTTGTGCAACAGCCTCAGGCAGAAGCAGCACCGCACTACCGGTGGCTGGGCGGGCAGCCGTGATGCCCTCGCCCTACGGTGCCGCTACGTCGCGGTGGCAGCTCGCGCAGAGCGCCGCGCCGTTGCTCGGAGACATCGCCCCGCCGTGAGCGACGGGGACGACGTGGTGCGCCTCGACGCGATCGGTCGAACCGCAGCGTTGGCAGCGTCCCCCGGCGCGCTTGAGGACGGCGGCGCGGAACCGGGTCTGCGCCCACCCGCTGCCGCGCTTCTGTCGGTAGCGGCGGGGCGCGGGATCACATTGGCGGCAATAGCTCCGGCTTGTGGGGAGCAGCGCGCCGCAGCCAAGGCACGGACGGACGGGCACTAGCTGCGGTGGATGCCGGGGTGCCGAGCTGCGTTGCGCTCGATCTCCTCGGCCCAGTCTTCGAGGATTGGTTCTGCGATCGCGGGGAGCGCCGCCTCGACTTCGGCCATCGCTCGGGCAAGCGGATGATGCGCCGCGATGCCGGGATGGTCAGCTTCGGCGCGTGCGCCTTCCGGCGTGTCGATGGCTTCGGCGTCACGCGGCCGGATCTTGTGCGGCTTCACGCCCCACTCCAGCCAATGGGCTTTGTGGCTCCGGTTCTCCGTGCCGCTCTCCGCCGCGTCGCGTGTCTGGCGTACCCGGAGCTGCGACCACGATGCTGCTGTCACGCCGGTGCGCGTCGGCGTGTTCTCGCGGGCCCGTTCTGTCATCGCCCGACCGGCAGCATCGGCGAGATCACGCACCGCCCGGCGTGTTGGCGGACGCACCGTCGCCGCCTTGACCAGGTCCGTCAACGAGCCCCCCGAGTACCCGCCGCGCTGTCCCATCTCAGCTCACCGCCTCGGCGCGAACGCGGCGCAGGATCGGCCCGTCGATTGCCACCGCGACGGACTCGGTCCATGCGAGGCGCAGATCGCAGACGACTGCGAGCCCGCCGGTTTCGGACGGATCGGGAACTATCTCGAACTCCGGCGACTCGGCGACCCTCATCCATCCGGCCCGCTGCTGTTCGGTCGCCGCGTCGCGGAGCCCCAGCCCGCTGTAGTCGAAGAGCGGGATGCGCAGCGGATGGGCTTGCCCTTCGCGCCACGCCGTCGTGTCGATGCCCTGCGCGATAGCCGTCAGCAGCAGACGCTCGACGCGCGCCGCCTCCATCGTTGAACTCTCCGCGTTGAGGCCCGTAGTCGGGTAGACGAGGATCGAGTACGTCTGCTTCCGCTCGACGCATCGCGCACCGATGGGCACCGAGGTGATTCCCGTCGCCGCCGAGACTCGTGCGAACGGGCGCGCGAAGTCCAGATCATCGCCCCAGCGCACCTCGACATCCGGCAGCGCGAGACTCAGATAGCGGGCCAGTGAGCGAACCTGCGAAGTCACGCTGTGATCCTCTCGATCGCCGCCTCCGTCGTCCTTGCCACCGGCACCGACATCGCGCGTGACCGGGTCCTCGTGCGGAGCACGGCGGGCGCGCCGACGACACGCCACATCGCGTCCCCGAGCGTCGCCGAGCGCACCTCGATCTCGTCGGAGGCCAGGACATCGGCGCCCGCCTCGCAGATCAGCTCGCCGCGCGCGACTACACGACGCGCCCCGCGCTCAGCATCGAGCGCCTCGGCCGCGTCAGCGATGACCAGCCGCGCCGGGAACCACTCGCCGGTGACCGGCGCAGCCCACGACCGACCCTCGATTCTCGGGCCGCCCGAGACGTGACGGCGCACACGCGCCCTATCCGCGAGCGCCGTCCTAAGCCGCGCCACGATCGCTCCTCGCGAGCCCCCGGCGCGTGTACTGCGAGCAGCGATGGCGCGTGTCGGCGCAGAAGCGCTGACCGGCGTCCATGACGCCGAACTCCCGCCCGCAACCAGGGCACGTCGAGGTGATCGGCTTCCACCTCCGGGCACTCCGGCGGACGGCGGTCGGGATGGCGGCTCGTCGGCAGCTCGAACATCTTGTCCCACGTCGCCGCCCGACCCTGCGGGATCCCCACCTCGCGGGCCGCGTCGCGCTGCGGGATGCCCTCGTACCTCAGATCGAGGTACGCCTGCACTACGCGATCGGGATACGGGTTGGGATCACCCGGCATAGCTAGATCTTCCCTGCTGCACGAGGACCGCTCACACGCAGCTCGACGTCCTTCGTCCTGATCCCATAGCTCGACACTCCCTCCGGTGAAGGTGCCTGCTGTTGGTTCAGGTTCGGGGGGTGGGGACAGACCGGCCCCCCTGATAGAGGGGGTCGGTCAGTCGAGCGCTGCCGTCGGACAGGACGGGTGCGTGTTCGACATGAAGAGCTCTGACCAGCCTCGGTCGTGCATTATCTGGCGCGCCGCTTTCGCCTGCGCTTCGCTCTCCCCGGCCTCGCCTTGCGGCGACACGGACGGTTACATCGAGGGATGCCGGGCCCGACCTGCGCACGCTGCCCGCGCGCTGTGCCTCATCGGCCTGGGCCTGGTCGTCTGGCCCGCTGCTTCCGCTCACACCAGCGGTATGATGGCCAAGTCTTCGTGGTGCTGCCCACTTTCTGAAGACTCGGGCGGCGGTGAGGTATAGGGCTCCGGCTCGTGCCTCGCCGCCGCTTCTGTTCTTGGTCGCGGTCAGGCCAGCGGCGCCCCGTCCTCTTCGCGGCTTCCGTCGTTCTCGGGGCAGACGGGCGCGGGAAGCGCGCCCGAGCAGACGGCGTTAGGCCGCTGCCTGTACTCTTGTGGCTCCGCGCACCAACCTGAACTGGTTGGTGGTGATCATCGCCGTGAAGGGTAATCGTGGCGGTGCAGTGCGGATGTATCCTCGCGACAAGCCACCGATTCGCCGTGGCAGCAAGGAGGAACGCGTGTCCGAGAATGCCCGCCCCGTAGCCGTTGGTCCCGGTGAGGGAACAACGATCCAAGGAC